TGCGTGGCTTGTTCATGTCCGTACCTCCTCTGGCGTTTGGACGAAAAAAAAGGGCGACCCCCGAAGGAGCCGCCCCTTGTGTGTGTTAGGCAGTGAGAGCCTCGATCATGGCGATCAAGTCAGCCTTCTTGAGCTTGCTCAAGTTAGCGGGTGCGCTTGGCGCAGTAGGCGCAGGCGGTTGCACGAAGTGCATGCTCGCCAGACGTTGCGCTTGCTTCGCGCTTGCCTTGCGTGACGCGACCTTGCGAGTCTCGTCGTTAGCACGACGAGTTACCTCGGCATGTACGCGAGTGACCAACTCCGAGTCGGAGTTATTCGAGATTGCGAAGTCCACGAGATCGCGTGAAGTGATACCAATGAACTTGCCAGACATTACATTTTCGTTAGTGATTTGCATGATTACTCTCCTCGAGTATCGGATTGATTTGACCGACGACGACCACCGCCGACCGGCATCGATCTCTTCACCTATTCTTTTCCTTTGGAAAAGGTGGACGACTCGGTCGGTAAGTTCTTGAAATGATTACGTTGTAATCCACAGAGTTATTTAATCGTAGACAAATCAGTAGGTTAGGAAACGTAATGGGATTTTTACTACCAGATACTCCTTCGGAAGGATCCAACACACGCATGAACAGTGGGTTTCGGGTGTCTTACGACACCCCCCTGCCACTCAAACTGGCTGAGAGGGGGGGTACACCCCCTCTCCGCCGATCGGTTTCGTGTTTGCCATGCCCAGCAACCCGAAATTTCGCACCAAAAATTGAAAACAGGTGGTCAATAAATGAACAGTGAAAAGATCAAGCGCAAGCTAAGAAAGACTTGGTTCAAATTGCTGATGGCAAATACTCAGCGACTCCGAAGAAAGAGCCTGAAGCTCGAGCAAAAAATCATCGCGCTCGAACTCAAGTTGGTGAAAGCCCAGTTGTACCTTTAGAGATTTCAGCCATGAGAAAGAAGTTAAGAAGGTTGTACATAAAGGCGAGATACAGATTAGCCAGATGGTTAGAAGCCAAGGCTAGGCAGATCGAAGATAAGACGATGGACATGGAAGTCGATGATCTTATGGTGGGGTTCAAGTAATGAAAGTAACGATCGAGATTGAAGGGTCTGCTGAGGAGTTTCAGGAGATGTTTGTCCCCTCTGACAAGCAAAACGAATTCATCACGAAGACATATGACGCATATGTCGAGGCTCTTCAGAAGATGGTCATGCGTCAGATTGATCCTCACAACTTTACAGGGCTAAGAAATGCCAAAGGTTCGTAACTCTCCTCACCCAACAAAGGGTGGCACTGGCGGCCTGCCTCCAGTCACACCAATGCAGGTCGACAGGGTCAGACGAAGCGTACTGGATGTCGTGCGTAGCAACTTGCCAGATGTGCGCGAAGTTCTCGCTGGCTCAAAGAAGTGGGACAACCAACAAGTTCGCTTATTCACAGTAATGCTTAACAAGGTCATGCCCGACCTGCACCACTCGTTCAACGAGCACAGCGTAGAAAACAAGCAGGTGCACGAGCTGACCGTCGATGAACTAATGGAAATCGCCAAGCAGGGGCAAGAAGCCAGCGAAGCGGAAGACGTGGAATTTGAAGAGGTATCAAATGAATCTAACACCACAGCAAGCGGCGAAACGCCTACTCACGATTCAGAAAGCACAGGATAACTTCCATGGATTTGTACAAGCAGTATCTCCAGAGTTTGAACTCGCAGATTTTCAACTTGAGCTTATCGACGTACTCGACAAGCTGGAAAGCGGCTCACTTGGCAAAAGACGTTTACTTATCACAATGCCGCCTCGTCATGGAAAGTCTTGGCTGGCCTCAACCTTATTCCCAGTCTACTACCTCGCTAAGCGGCCAAACCGAAACGTCCTCGCCACCAGTTACAACCAAGACCTCGCCAAAACTTTCGGAAGACAAACTCGAGATAACGCCAGAGAGCCAATCATCCAGCAGGCTTTCCCAGATTTTATCCTCTCTGATGAAAGTCGGGCGGTAGACGATTGGCGCACCGCAAGCGGGGGCGGGTATTACGCAACCGGCCTCGGGGGTTCAACGACTGGTCGCGCGGCGACCCTTCTCTTGGTGGACGACCCAGTCAAGGCTCGAGAGGAGGCGGACAGCGCCACCCAAAGAAACAAGACGTGGAGCTACTACGTCTCCGCCTTAACAACGCGAAAGCAACCAGAGCCAAATGGAGCTCCGGCTATCGAAATCGTCATCCTTACCCGATGGCATCCAGACGACCTCGCTGGTCGAATCATGGAAACGGAAGACTGGAAAGAGGGTGCATGGGAGCACGTCAATTTCCCAGCCATCCGAAAAGTCGCTGGCTCAGTCAAGAAATCCGTCGCCTCATTGCCAGAAGACGACCCTAGGTACATACCTCAAGGCGAACTAAGTAAGGTTAGTCCATCTAAGCGATCCTACCTCGAGGAGAAAGAAGAAGCCCTCTGGCCAACACGCTTCCCGATTGAAGAGCTACGAAAGAGAGAGCGCCTTGATCCTCGAGAGTTCGCATCTCTCTACCAACAGTCACCGTTCATTGCAGGCGGTAACCTCATTAAGTCAGGCTGGTGGCGTCAGTACAAAGAGAAGCCAGAGTGCAGTACGGTCATCATCGCCGCTGATACAGCCTTCAAGAAAACAGAGACAGCCGACTACTCCGTCATGATGGTTCTCGGCATGGACCGGGCAGGAGATATCTTTCTCCTAGACGTCATCCGTGGCCGCTACGACTTCCCAGAGCTCAAGCGTGCCGCAGTGATGCTAAATACTCGCTGGCGTGGCCAAGGTCTCCGTGGCTTCTACATCGAAGACAAGGCGAGCGGACAATCACTTATCCAAGAGCTAAGGAATCAATCTGGCATCTCAGTCATCCCAGTTCGTGTCACCACAGACAAGGTCAGCCGTCTTAACGCAGTCACCCCGTTGATAGAGGGGGGACGAGTTTTCGTCCCAGATAGTGCAGATTGGATCGATGAGTTTATGACTGAGGCTCAGTCCTTCCCGAACGGGAAACATGACGACCAAATCGACGCGATGACTATGGGGCTGGAAGCCATTGCGAAGATGGGAGGACAAGCCTCTGATGCGCTTACAACACCGCTAGACATGGCTGGATCGCTCCATAACCAGTTTAAGACAAGCTCTTCAAGGGATTGGTGGTCTAAAGAGATCAAGAATGGCCCCGAGTTCAAAAATTGGGGCGAACTCTAGGACGACGAGCGAAACGCTAGAAGGTATTAGTAGCACATGCGATACAAGACCGAACCATTTTCTCAGCACGTCGACCAAGTTGTTGACCTGAGTAACCTCAAAGATCAGTTGCTTAGCTACCAAGATATCTCCGACATGTTGTCAGAGGATCAAGAGCGCAAGCTGATCGACTACGTCCGTGCTATCACTAAGATGTCGCACGATAAGATCAGCCGCCGCTACAAGCATTGGCAGGACGCAGATCGCGCTCACGACGTATGGGTTCCTGCCGACAGTACGAAGTTCCGCGAGAAAGTTGTCGTCGCAGATACTCGAGCAATCGCAGACACAGTCCTTACTTATCTTATGTCGGCACTCACAGGCCGCAACCCAATGTTTCAGTTGGAAGGTCTTAACCGTAAGTCCCGCAAGTCAGCACTGATCCTAGAGCGCCTGCTACATCAGCACATGCGCCGGACAGCAGGCGAGGCGAACATCGCACAAATGCTATTAGACTCAATACGCTACGGATTCGCTCCGACAAAGTGCGTATGGAATCCAGTCACCAAGACGAACGACATCGTGAACTTCGACCCACGTCGTTGCTTCCCGGATCCTCGCGTACAGTGGGGCGACTGGGATCGCATGCAATTCATCGTCTTCACAGACCACATGTCGACAAGCGCTCTTGTTGGTTCAGAGTTGTACCCCAAGCTCAATAAATATCCGGGGCTACGTCGCAAGGAAGTTCGCCATCACGCATGGGATGCGCACGGCTGGTTTAAGGAGGAGGGTCGCGGACTCTCTATCAACCCAGAAGAGCCAGCATCGCAAGAGAACGGATACCATTTCTCGCTCGATCAATCACGCATCGTCGACGAAGCATGGATCCGCCTCAACGGTTACGAGATCGGAATCCCAGAGCTAGGCCAAGTCTATCTTCTGGCAACAGTCCTAGACGAGTACGCGATCATTCGCTTCCAGCTCAACCCATACGGCCGCCAGTTCCCAGTGACAATCGGCGGCCTGTACCACGACAAGCACAAGACATACGCGCAGTCACTGTATGACTTACTGTTGCCATTGCATGAAATCTCAACGTGGCTACTACGCTCACGCATCGACAACGTGCAAGCGGCGCTAAACAACTTAGTCTTCGTCGACCCAACAGCGGTTTCCGTCCCAGACTTAATCGACAGAAACCCATGGGGCTTGGTCAGAACACTGCCGGGTACAAAGCCCGGTGACGGCGTGTTTATCGCAGAGATCCCAGACGTAACCCGTGGCCATTGGCAGGACATCGGTGCGATGTCAGACCTCAAGCAACGAGTGTCTGCCGCATCAGATGCACAGCAGGGCATGCCTACGTCTGACGGTATCCGAACGGCGACGGAGATCCAGCGTCTTACACAGTTAGGCTCTCAACGCCTTGGCGTCATCTCAAGAATTATCTCGTCAACAACAGTGCGTCCGCTTGTTCGCATGATGGTCTCCAACCTACAAGACGCGCTTGAGTACGAAGGCTCGCTCCGAATCAACGCAAACAATGCGCCCGGACAACTCAAGCCACTGATTGAAGACGATTACTTGGACTTCGATATCGGCATGATTCAGGGAGACATCGACTACCTCGTGGTAGACGGGACGCTACCCATCGAGCCGACTCGTAACGCAGAGACTTGGATGAACATTCTGCAAGTTATGGGTCAGACCGGACTAAACCAAGAATACAAAGCCGGGAAGATTGCAGAGGAAGCTATTCGCTCGATGGGTGTCAGCGACCTCGAACAGTTCAAGATCACGAAAGAAGAAGCTGACGCTGGCCCATCGCCATCACAACAGATGGAAATGATGGAGAAGATGCGCGGCGCTTCAGTCATGCCTCAAGAACAGCTTGAGCAGGAAATTCAGAAAGGGAACCTCAAGAGGCAGGGAGAGTAATGGCAACACAACCTAAAGCGTCTCAGCTAGAGAAGTTGGTTGATCTAAACCCAAACACAAAGGCTTGGGTAAAGGCGTTGATCCAAGAATCGATTGCCGCGATCCCAGCCCCAAAGCAAGAGAAGCCAGTAGACGTCACTTCCATACTGGCAAAGGTGGACGATCTAGTCACAGAAGTTAGCTACCTTCGACAGAAGTTCGAGGTAAATGAGGACTACTCGTTGACCCGAGCAAAAGTCATACAGCTTCTAAAGCGGAATGGAATTGAGTAATGGCAGAAACCCGTCCCAAACTTGAACAGATTGACTTCCGTTCTGCTCGAACAGGAACTCACCTGCTCGACACTTACTTAGAATCTGCTGAGTTTGGCGATCGTACACTTGCCGACTTGCTTAACGACATCTTCGATGAAAACTCAGGTAACGTCAGAGAAAACATCTTTGAATTCCGTGTAGATCCAACAACTTACGCGCTTCAGGTTCGTCGCGGTCTGTATCTTGACCCTGAGCAGAACTGGGTGGACGTTCCTTACGGTGGATTCTTCAAGCCTCGCGGAACATACGCTGTAGGCACGGAGTACGGAATTCACGACCTCATCTACCACCAAGAACAGTTGATGATGGTCACAGCGGGCCATACGGCAGTGACCGCAGATCCAGACCCAACAAAGACCTTCACGATCATTTTTGGGACAGCAGGCCGTATCCCAGCAAGCGACGATGAGCTCTCGGGTAACGGCGGGAGATTCCTAGTCGTCAAAGAAGACGAATCCGGCTACACGCTGACAGACTCCGCCGCAAAGCCCATGTTCCAAGGCATCAAGTTTGACCCAGTCGCTCAGACACTCAACCTTGATAAGTACACGACAGACGACGACGTGAACATCACGCCAGAAGACTACGACGCATACGTCTTGACTGACCTCAACGTCACATACTCCATCGTCAACAACAAATTGGTAGCAACTCTATGAGCATGTTGGACGCTTCAAAAATTGGTTTCCGCTGGAAAGGTAACTACGCCGAAGGAACCCTTTACGTCGTAGGCGACACTGTATCTAAGGACGGCTTCGTAAAGTTCTGGGACGGCTCAACTTGGCGCACCATGGCGTCAGGCCAAGTAGGTTCGACCACCAAGGGCGACCTGATACACAACATGGATTACTACCTGTCAGGCGCAGTAAATCAGAAGTTCACAGTGAGCTCTGTAGGCCGTCCAATCTGGCAGTACGACGACATATCGAGAACTAACGGCGTCCTACGTCTTCCTGAGTACTACGCAGGAACAGGCTACTCGACAGGCCACCACCACAACATGCATGTCATCATGACTGACGGCACAGTTATGGCTTGGGGTCGTAATCTCAACAAGTCTTTAGGCGCAGGTAACCAAGGTGATATTGGCCGCTCAGACCCAGTGCAACTTCAGTTCTACTCGGATACCGCCCCGATCGTAAAGCTGTTCGGTGCTCGAGAGTTCTGCTTCGCTCTTGACGCAGACGGAAGAATTTACGGATGGGGCCACAACAACTACGGTAACGTCGGGAATGGAACGACAACCGACGTACAGCGTCCAACTCTGATCAACGGCAAAGGCGATCTTCCAGAGAATGCCGTCGTTGTAGATTGCTATCCAGTCTGCTCTTACAACGGCTACAAGAGCACGATGTTCTTAACAGACGACGGCAAGGTTTACTGCTGTGGCCGCAACGACAACTACAACTTCGGCATCGGCGACGGGTCGCAAGGCACTGGCAATGTAACCACTCCTCGCTTGTCTAAGCGATCAGAGATGGTTCCGATGAAGAAGATCTTCAACGGACAGATGTACTACGCGGCAACGGCGATGCTCGGCGAAGATAACGTGCTCTACGGTATCGGTGAAACAAGCTCATCTCTATCAACATGGTCAGTCAACCCACCAAACAACCTCTCCATCCATGAAGCATGGGCTCCGTCAGTCGATCCGGGCTTCACGCCAAAGCAAGTCGTATGGCACGAGTCAGACGACCATTCTCAGGCTGGTACGCAGTACCACAGAACCGGCCTAGTCGTTTCCGAAGAAGGAAATATGTACTCGTGGCAGGTTTCTAACAGAAGGTCGCAGATTGTGGACTTCAACCCCGCTGGAACTTTCATCAACGAATGGCTACCAGAAAACCGTATTGACGACATTGCTGAAGCCTACACAGGCCACGGCGGATACGAACACATTATCGCCCGCAAGAAGAACGGCGAAATCTGGACTATCGGACAAGACCAGTACGGTCTTCATGGATTTGATGCCGATGGAGTAGATATCGCGTCATCAAACAACTGGACGAGAAACTACCACTGGGCTCCAGACATCGTAAAGCTCACTCATATCACGTCTCGCTACGGCGTTCAGAGCATGGGCTTAACCGCAAGCGGTTATGTGCAGTCAAGCGGAAACAACACGTCCGGCAACCCCGGTTACGGATGGGCAAACAACCTTGGCGACAACCTCGGCTCTAGAGGCGTAGATGATTGGGTCTCAAACACTCAGACGCTCCGTCGAGTAGCAAGAGTCCCAGATGCAGTTGTTGATTACTACACGGCAGGTTATGTGCAGGACGCAACAACGGATTTGACGACGTATTATCTAACAGACAGGGGCGAGTTGTGGTCAGCAGGAGCGGGTAGCCACGGGCGACTCGGGTGGGAAGACGACAATCAAGACGGTTATACGCCACAAAGAGTTAGGCTTTAAGGAGCTATAAATGGCAACGATATCATTGGGCACAGTAGCCTTCACATACAAAGGCGCATACAGCGGCTCAGAGACATACAGTGAGCAAGACGTCGCGACTTACGACGGCACTTCTTATGTATGCACAACAGATGGAACGTCAGGCGAAGCTCCTATTTCGCAGAACACCACTGCTGAAAACCAGTTGCCAATGCCTCCTGTTCAGAACTTTGGCTTCGTCGTAAGCATCGCTAATGACAAGCTGGTCATTAAGAAGCAAGATGTGTCAGTAACTAACGGCACTCCAGCTTTTTCTGGCTCACAAACAGACTACATCTCAAACAGTGAGAGACTTGATGTCCAATGGGGTTACACCTATTGGTTCGACCTCAGCGACTCCTCAATGATCGATGGCTTCAACTACAAGTACATCGGCTTCTACAGTGACACAGTCGCTAATGGCGGAGCGCTTGATGACGTTAATGTCGAGTACTCAGTAATCAACCCCGGCTCAGCGGGCGCTTACGCAAAGATCACAGTCCCTTACGGATTCTCGGACTCAGCAATCTACGTCTTGCGCAACTTCGACGTACTGGCGAATGCAAACACCTACACCGAAAGTTTTGGCGGCACAGTCAGAGCAGGCAACCCAGACGAGTACATCGTCAACTACGCGGTAACCATTGATCAGAACGCTTCAGACGAATACGTCTTTGTTATCGATGGCGTTCGTCAGGACACGCTTTACCTACAGCGCGGCTACGAATACATCTTTGATCAGACTGACTCATCAAACACAATCGCAGGACAGAATACGCAGATCAAGTTCTACAGTCCGATCATGCTTGAGAATGGAGTGGCTGATCCAGATGACGACACTCCTTATGGGATCTCGGATGGATTCACGCACACCGCAGGCACAGAGCAAGGGGTGACCAGTTACCTCGTACCATTGGATTCACCTTCGACAATTAAGTACGGATCCCTGTCTATCTACGGATCAGAGATCAACATCACTGGCGGCCGCACAACAACGATCACTCAGTCTTCTAACTGGGCGGTATTTGGCCAAGGGATCAACACAGTAGCAACAAATGTTGGCGACCTTATTTACTTTGATGGAAGCGATCTAAAGCCACTTCCTGTTGGCGCACCAAACACAGTCCTTACTGTAAACGCCGAAGGGATGCCTTCTTGGAAGCCTCACCAAGTATCCAGCTCATACCGAGCATGGAAGTTCCCTGATACAGAGAACACCAACCTCTACCGTCGCGGCACAGTCATGATGGAAGACGGAACACTCCGCTGGTGGGGAGTCGGCGGTAACTACATGTCTGGCCGGGGCAATGAGGTTTACGATCGGTCCTACCCAATCCAGACTCCGATGTACAAGAACTCGCCAAAGTTTAAGTCATACACACACGACTACAGCGAGCTTGTCTTTGCAATCGACGAGAACGATGAAGTTTGGACTTGGGGCTACCAGACTGACGGCGAAGCCGGGATCGGGAACACCTCAACCGGCACCATCAAAGTACCTCGCTACATCTCTGGCGACTCAAACAACTCGATCTACGGAAAGCGGATCAAGAAGATTATTCAAGGGGTAGGAAATTACTCTGACAACAAGATAACCGTGATGCTCGATACTGATGGTGACTTACACATCTCAGGGTACAATGGCCACGGACAGCTCGCAGGTCTCACAAACACCGGGTACTTCCAAGAGCTCACTGGCATCACCGAGGAAATTGTGGATGTTAAGGTGGGTCGAAATAACCAGTCTCACATCCTAGCTCTCACAGTCGATGGCGAAGTTTACGCTTGGGGTCATAACGAGTACGGTCAGCTAGGGCATGGGACAAGTGGCACTGGCGTCTTTGCAACACTAACCAAGATCCAGTACTTCATCGATAACAGTATTACCATCGCTAAGATCCATGTCGGAGGTGAATCGTCATTTGCTATCGACACCAATGGCGAACTGTACTCATGGGGCTACAACGGATATGGAAACCTTGGTCGCAACGGAACAACAACCAACGCGGCAACATACGTTCCAGCAAGTTGCTTGTCCGGCGTAGCAGAAGTGTTCGCTAGAGGCCAAGCCGGTGACTACGAGACATCTCACGCGATCAAGACTGACGGCTCTGTTTGGTCATGTGGCTCAAACAACTACGGATCTCTCGGCGTGGACGAGTCCACAACGAACAGAGCGACATTCGTAGAAGCCCAGAAAGCAATCTACACGCAGGGCATTGGCGAAGGTACATACACTAACGAACCTTTCACCAATGCAGTAAAGATCCGCACGGGTGGAACAGGCTCTTACAACCGGACATTCGTCCTCGACTCAGACGGCAAGCTCTGGTCTGTAGGCTACGGCGGTAACGGCGGCCTCGGCACAGGAACAACAGACGCTACAAACTACTGGTTCCGCGAAATACCTATTCACGGCAAAGTAATCGAAGACTTCCATGTCATCGGGAACACCTCCGAAGGCGGTTGCATAATGAAGTGTACAGACGGCTCGGTGTTCCAGTTCGGTTACGCAGGTGGATCTCAGTTGCCAGAAGATGACGACGAGTACATCACAGTCCCAATGCCAATCAGATTCGCGTAGGAGCCAGAGATGGGCGAAGAAGTAAAGCTGTCGAAAGAGCAACTAGACCTACTTCTCAATAAGGCGGCCGAGGCCGGAGCTAAGAAAGCCTTGCTTCAACTCGGCCTCCACGACGAAGACGCCGGGAAAGATATCCGCGATCTTCGTGAACTCATCGATGGCTGGAGGGACATCAAGGGGACAGCGGTCAGGACAGTTGTCCGCTGGTTCATCATGCTTGTTCTCGGAACTATCGCTGTAGGAACTTACGTTACATTTCATAAGGGGTAATCATGTCTCCTCAACAACGCATTGAAGAGCTTCAAAGGTTCAAGTCGTCTAACGCTTGGACAATACTCAAGCAGGAAATGGAAGATGCCATCCTGATGTCTGCTTACCAACTCGCAGACAACAAACCATTAACTCTCGAAGAACTGCATTTTAGACGTGGCGCTCTTTACGCCGCGAAGAAGTTCCTTGATCTCCCAGAGCAACTCGTGATGAAAGCTCAAAACGAGATATCCCTCATGGTAGACAAGGAGTTTAACTCTTAGCGGTGCTACGGCTCCGCCATTTTTACCGCCCGCTACGGCTGGCATAGGGGAAACATATGTCTCGCACAAACGAAGAAATGGATCAGGCGTTAATTTCAGCCGCGTCCCAAGAAAAGCTCGGACCTACACCGGGTCAACCACAACAACCTCAACAGGATCCTGCCAGTCAGGAGACGCCTCCATCATTAGACGAGCAAGCTCAAGAAGCAATCGCACCGGAAACGGAAGGTGATATGTCGAGAGAAGATGCGTTCGTGGAAGTCGACTTCGGCAATGGCGATAGGCGCACATTGTCTACATCGCAGATCAAATCAACGATGGAACGCTACCGTGACATGAACTACCGTCACGCTAACGAGATCAAGCCGATCGAACCTGCTATTAACCTGATCAACCAGATGGTCGCTAATGCTCGCCAGACTGGGCAGGAAGTGAATGGCGAAGACGTAGCTCAATTTTTAGCTAGCGCAATTCAGGCATACACATCTAACCCTCAAATGGGTAACCAGCAAGATCCAACTCCTGATCGACCAGATGGTCAGCAGACTAACGTGGACGAAGAGATTGCACGTTGGGAGCGTGAGAACGCAGTCACATTGCCTCCTATGTATCGCCAAGGAATGCACTTAATCAATCAGCTTCAAATGGAGAACTCCCAGATGAAGCAGATGATGACTGGAATCTTGGCTCAAGCCCAAGGAGTTAGCGGAGACGCACAGGTCGCAGTTAATCAAGCACAGCAAGACGTAAGCAACGCTTACCGTATGCAGGCGGCAAACAACCTAAACTCTGCGCAAGCTGAGTTCAACTTGCCAGATGACGCAGAAGATGACTTCTTCGACTTCGCGTATGGCCGTGGCTACACGGTAGAGGATTTTGTTGATCGAGACCTTACTCGTCGCATCATGCAGGACTTCTCCGCAAACCGTAACACGCCAGAGATGGAAAGGCTCCGCGCACTCAATGAGCGCCGCCAAGCATTCACTGGCGCAGGCCCATCTACTCCAACATCGGGAGCCGCTCCAGCCGGTAACCCAGACGAGCAATTCATGAATTCCGTTGCTCAGCAGGCAATGCGTAAGCGTGGACTTGCATAAAAATTGACAAGGAGGGACGACAAGTCCCTCTACGTCTTTGCACACTACCTTCATGAGAATACACAGGCGCTACGGCTCCACAGTTGTGTGTCTCGGGAACCAGCTATCTGATATGCGAATCGAGTCGCCAGAACAAAAAGCTGTGACCACCTAAAACCACGAAACAAACCTGCGTCATAGGAGAGATATCATGACCGCAATTACTGGTTTGCGTGGGACAGGGCAGTTCACTACGGATTTCCGTCCCACCAACTACCGAGAGTTATTCACTCTCTTGGAGCCTAATGGTACTGCACCATTACAGGCACTTCTTTCAATGGCTGGCTCTGAAGCTACAGACGATCCAAAGTTCAACCACTTCCGTGATGAGCTTCCAGATCGTAAGCTGAAGGTAAACGGCGCTGTTGCTGATACTTCTACAGGCACTATCGTTGTAGACAACTCAAACGACGAAGCATTCGTTGTTGCGGGTACTGTTCTTCAGAACGTAGCGACTGGCGAAATCATGCGTGCATCTGCGGATGCAAACACTGGCACAAACACGTTGACTGTTGAGCGTAACATCGGTGGCACTGGCTACACGATCGGCGACAACGACGACTTGATCATTGCTGGTTTTGCTGACTCAGAAGGTGGTAACTCACCTACAGCTATTAGCTTCGACCCAACAACCGACTTCAACTTCACCCAGATCTTCAAGACTGCGGTGCAGGTGAGCGGAACACTCCAGAACACTTATCTCCGTACTGGTGATAAGGAGCAGGAGCAGTTGACTAAGGCTCTCAAGCTACACATGGCTGACATTGAGCGTGCAATGTTCTTCGGTGTTCGTCACGAGAAGAACGGCAACACAGCACAGCCAACTCGTTTCACAGGTGGATTGACTACTCAGATCACTAACGTGTCTGACGCGGCGTCAGGTTTTGACACTGCAAACACAATCACTGAGAAAGAGTTTGACCGTCTTCTTATCGAAGACATCTTCGCGTATGGCTCACCAGAAAAAGTTGCTTTCTGTGGTGCTCGAGTTATCTCGAACCTCATGGAAATCGGTAAGAACCGTTGGCAACCAACTCAGATCGATAACGCTTATGGCGTATCGTTGAGCCGCTACACAACTTACGCAGGTGACTTGCTTGTATACATGCACCCAATGTTCCGTCAGGTTCCGGGCATGGACAAGGAAATGGTCATCCTCGACATGAACGAAGTTAAGTACCGCTACATGCAGGGCCGCGACGTTCAGTTGGTACGCGACATCCAGACTCCAGACTTCGACGGTGTCAAGCACATGTACATGTGTGAGTGCGGTCTGGAAATGACTCAGTCTAAGGTACACCACCGCATCAAGAACTGGGGCGCTGTCTCTTAATAGGGACGACTCTTAGTTCAGATGTATGACTAAATTGAGGCGGGGGAAACCCCGCCTTAGTTTTTTATGGAGACCTAAAATGGATCGTAACGAAGAACGTCAAGAGGCTTCAGCGAAAGTCAAACTTGCCGCGACTAAGTCAGTAGCTAAAAAAGCCGCTCCAGCGAAACCATCTAAAGTTTTGTACGTTTCGGCAAACGAAGAACTTCAGCCTTTCGATATTCGTGTTCGCAACCAAAAGATCACGCCTTACTGGGACAAAGAGAAGGAGCATCTAATCTGGTCAGTACCTACTGATCTAGTTGACGCTTTCGACCTTCACGAGTTCGTCGTCAAAAAGCGAATCGTAAAAGCAGACTAGGAGTAATCTATGGCTTCTCAATATGCATCAGGCGTTACAGGCGACGCGAATGACCCGTACACAGGATCTCAGGATTCCTCGAACGCGGAGATTCCTCGCACATACGACTCGATAGCGGGAGAAGCTCCTCCTAATGATCTCCCGTCTCACCAAGACGTAAAGGGTCGAACTAATTCACCCGGAGCAAAAGACCTCCGTGGACCAGTCAATGCAAATACTGCCAACGAGATTGAGTCTACGCACAGAGATGAGACGCTAAATCAGGAAGGGCGTAATCGCTTTTCTTCAAACAACCCTCATCTCAATTCGCCTCACTCAAACCTAGAGGCTTTGGTCTTCCAGACGTTAAGACGTTATGGCGACATGCATCCGGGCACGGTAGATGGCGAAGTCATGATGATGTTTGTTGAATTTGCAAACCTTATCCTTGAAGACCTTCGCTCTCATCCGTACTGGGATAACCCTGAGATCGACTACTACACACACCCAAGCGAAACCAGAGACATCCCAGATAACATCATGGTTGCTGGCCTTTTGTACCACTACTCAGTGCAACAGCAGTCAAACAAGATCGAAGCCTACGGCCCAATGTACTTCAAGATGATGAATCGGATTCTTTACTACCGGAAGTTCGGCTCAGGAAAGATCGAGATGTCTCCTTGGGATAAGTCGCAGAAACCTTCTGGAACACAAGCATACGACACCTCGAGGTACTAAATGTCTACGACGTATGCGCCATCTGGCGTAAGTATCAAGGTATACCCATACGAAGACTTTCAAGGTATTGATGCGTCGCGTGATATCGGCGCACTAGATACTGGGCAGAAACAGCACCTTATGGATATCTCGAACGGCTTTGCTGATTGGCGAGGCATTCTTGTTCGTGATCCGGGCGCAGTACAAAGAACTGATGGCAACAAGGTCGTAACTCACGTCAACTTCTTCGGCCGAGATCTGGCTGTGTGGGTTCAAAAAGATGGCGGCGGACTAACACTTAGATCTGAGCGCGACATTAAGAACCCACAACAACTAATACTTGCTGAGTTCAACGAAGACGCAGATGACCTTATTGAGATCCCAAGTAATGGAGCGCAGACTTTCGGTAACTACGTTTACTTCGACGTGACGTGGGAAGAGACAGCAAGCGAGCCAAAGTACCCAGATTTCAACTGGTCAACAGAAACGGTAGGCGAGGCAAGTTATTCGCTGACGGTAGCATTCCCAAGAGGGTACGAACCAGCATCCTATTTCGAGACTGTCGTTGATCCTGATACAGAGGAAAGCGAAGAAGTAGTCAGGGTGTCAGCGGACAACACATTTAACAGAATAACGGTAACCCATGGCGAGTCCGAACTAGAGGACTTTGAATGGTTCTATGAGTGGTTCCAGCAGAATACCCAAGATGACAATGTTGCTTACATATTCGTCGTTCGCACAGATATTCAGGCAAGTGACGGCGCTCACATCGTAAAGGAAGTTTACCCTCGTAACGCTGTCGCCACATCAACCATCTTTAACAATAAGGTTGTGTTCGCCTCTCGCGATTTCCCCATGTACCAATACGATGGCCTCAAGTGGGAAGAGATCGAATCAGGCTCCGACCAGAGACCAGCTTACATCGTGTCGATTCAGCGCCGACTAGCTGTAGCTGGACAGCCGGGTAAGCGGACAATCATTGACTTCAGTCGAGTTGATAAGGAAACAATCTTTACCGAAGACGAAGATCCGACAGCGACTCAGGTAACGAAAGCCGCTGATATTGACGTTGGCAACATCATAGGAACTGCCGATGAGATCACAGGACTTGGAGTATTTGAAAACAGCCGCCTTGCGGTTTTCACAAACGACCAGACTCTGGTCTATCAACTCTCACCCAACTACACCCAATGGCAGATTGACGACAAAGCAAACATCAAGGTCGGGTGCATCAGCCACAACACGATTACGCAGGCTGGCGCAGATCTTCTCTTCTGTTCGAGAGATGGAATCCACTCACTCAGACGAAGCGAAACAAACGGGGTAACAATCTACACGATCCCGATGTCGAACAAGATCGATCTAATCTACAGAGATCTAGTGAAGCAGGTGGATAACCTAGAGGAAATCAGTGCGTTTTACGATCAAGACGAAGGGCAGTATCACGTCTTCTTCCCGATATCCGACTTAATCACAAAAAGACTAACTCTCTCGCTGTCACCAGTACAGGGCGGAGAATCCAAGTGGTCTTCAGGAGACTTCCTTAATGCTCGTTGCGGAGCGAAGCTCGGACCGAACACGCTTCTTGGCACTCCGGGCGGAGTCTGGGAGCGTAAGCGAATCGAAGACATAGTCGAGTTCTCACCAGAGATGGTCGTAACAACACCAATACTCTGGCAGGGCGCAATCAACGACATAAAAGAAAGTTACAGCTTCATCCTTCAGGCAACTGGTAAGGGTGAGCTACAGATCGAAGCATTTGATGAGCGAGGCAGATATCTGTCAGCCATGCAGATCACGATCGAAGATGATGCGGCGGACGACAACTTCCCTGATGTTCCGCTATCAAGACAATATGAAAGGAAGTTTGAGCATCGCTATCGTGGTGTTCAATTCAGATTCACCACACGAGGCAAGGGACTTCTAAAAATCATCGGTTTTGCGGTGACAGTGAGGACAGGTTAATGGCGCGACTTAGACAACAACACCCGCAGAATTATGTGAACTCGGGTAACATTCACACAGACTTTGAGAACTTGGTGCGTTACATCAACGCCGCCGAGCTCGGAAACAAGACTGTCGGTGAGCTTTTTGGAATCCTGTTTGACGAGGAAGGTGTTTTCCGTGGACCGATCCAGCTACGGGTTGATTCACAGAACGGCCTTCAGTATCGAGTCGGCCAGTACAACAGTGCAGAAGAAGGTTGGTTGAACCTAGTCGATATTGGCGATCTGCGCGGTCCATCTGGATCAAACGCAGGAACAATCGAAGGCCCATTCTTCTTCAATAGAAACGACCGACTCGTCACGGCAGGCGTGGGCGAATTCACTGTCACAACTGGCGGCACGCTTTACGAAGCAGGTTCTCCGCCAACCGTGACATTCTCTGCGCCAGACGATGATATCTTAGGCTCTCGTCCCACAGCGACAGCGACAGTAACAGATGGAGCCGTTACTGCAATCACAGTAACCGATCCCGGCAGTGGCTACATCACAGCTCCAACCGTGACGATCTCAGCGCCAGAGAACGCACAGGGAACTCGAGCTGAAGCAACAGTAGTTCTTGCTGATCTTGCGGCAGAAGCAAATGTAATCTCATACACTTTCGATCCTTCTACTGACGACGTTGTTGTTTATCGTAACGGTCTGCTCCTTAGCTCAACTAATCCAGTTGAGTATGTTGCAGACTCGCAAGCTGGAACTATCACAATTTCAGAGCCATCTCCCGGCGTTCAGTTAGAAGACAAGATTACGATCTACTCGATCCGTTCTCAGTCAGTAACTAACTTCCGCCGAGACGACATCTTGGCCAGCGCATCACCAACAGTACCTTTCGTGCACACAGCGGAAGAGCGGATCTTGGTGTGGCGTAACGGTATTCTTCAGGAGGAAGGCGGTAGCGCCGACTACCTTGCTAACCCAGACGGCAACACTGTCACATTCAACTCAACACTGAACGAAGGTGACAAGGTCACTATCATGACGGTTGAGAACCAAGCATTGAAGACTGTTGCTGGCCTCATGTTTGAGGATGAATACACTGACGACCAAGGTTTCATCAGATACACCAAGCTATCTGTTAATGATAACGAGATACCTCAAACTAAGGTGTTCCAGTTATCCAACTCTTTGTCAGGAAAAGCCAATCTGATCTCGTCAAACACAGCCCCTACAGCACCCCTGACTGGTGACTTGTGGCTAGACGTATCTCAGGTTCCTGCGGTATTGAAGTTCTACGACGGTACACAGTGGCTCGAAACATCACCAGAATCATCGCTCCCAACATTCATTCAGTCGAATGCAAACCAGTACGTTCGAGTCAACGGTACAGGTACAGCACTTGAGTACGGTGACATCGATACATCTGCTCTTGTTCCAAAGACATTCATGGGCGCGGCGAACGGTGTAGCAACTCTGGACACTGCTGGCCAGATGCCAGTGAATCAGTTGCCAGAAACCTTCTCGACTGTAACGCTACCTTTCTATAGCACTTGGGAAGACAACAGCGCGGCTGTATCAAACAAGACGTACTTCATTTCACGTCTTTGGAAACAGACCATCCGCATTGACGGCCTTGCATTCAAGACGTCTTCTGGGTCTTGCACTATCCAGTTGTCTGTCGACGGCGTAACAGTCGGTCAGACGTACACAGCAAACTCAACACAGCAAGACCTGTCCTTAACGACAGTAATTGAAATCGATGCGACCACTCAGGGCAAGAGACTGGAAATTGTTGTCACCAACAACTCAACAGCTCAGAACCTAGAGTTAGGCATCGCGGCGGCAACGGTGAACGTATAATGATCAACGTACCAAACAAGGCAGACATTCTCGAGCTCTACGGAATGCAGAACGGCGATGACACGCTCGCCTACACGCAGACCGGGGAAATGGTTATCCCGCTTGCAGTACAGCAGGCGAACCCTGCCTTGGTCGCGGCGGCGAAGATGACAATGTCTCAGATGGGCGTAGACCCTAACCGCTTTGTCGTAGGCTCTCCTTCAGGCCAGTACAACCCAGCAACTGGCGCTCAAGAGTTCTACTTGACATGGGAAGACATCAAGAAGTATGCACAAAAAGGGGTCGAGACAGCGGCTGAATACGGTACGAAAGCACTCGACTATGTCGCCAACACTCGTACAGGTCAGTCATTAGCCACAGGTGCGCTCACCGCAGGGGCCGCTAAGCTGGGCGGATCTTCAAACACGCAAGCCCTCGCATCAGGAGCGGCGGCGGGATTAGGCTATGCAACTGGCGAC